ACAACGAGAGATACAAGATCACCTAGCAAAAATATTCGCACCCGTGGGTGAAGCATCCAGGAAACATGATGTCAAGATCAGTTTCCATCCAGGACAGTTCTGTGTGTTGGCAAGTGCAACACCTGAAATAGTAGACAGAAGCATAGAAGAATTTGAATACCATGCAGACCTGGCACGTTGGATGGGCTTTGGTAAATCGTTCCAAGATGGTTGCAAGATAAACGTACACATCTCAGGCAAGCAAGGACCGGAAGGCATCATAAAAGCACTACCCAAACTATCACCAGAGGCAAGGAACTTGATCACCATAGAGAATGACGAGATGTCACATGGACTGGATCAATCGTTGATGCTTGAGAAACATCTAGCATTGGTGCTAGACATACATCATCATTGGATACGTGACGAAGAATACATAGAAGCCACAGACGACAGAGTCAAGAGAGTCATAGACTCATGGCGTGGTGTGAGACCTAGTATGCACTACTCTTACTCCAGAGACGAACACCTTGCAGTCGCAGGATTGACAGACACTATGCACACAGAGATGCACAACATGAAAGACTTACTAGACAAAGGCTGTAAGAAACAAAAACTGCGAGCTCACTCAGACCTATTACCAAACAAGAAGGTAAATGACTGGGCATTGTCATTCTCAGATGACTTCGACATACAGGTAGAGGCCAAAGGCAAGAACATGGCCTCAGAACAATTATATAGACAAAGACAATCAAATTTAATATAATAACAACATGAACGGTGATCTAACAGACCTACCTAATGACTGCGGATATGAATGTAGATTCCAGTACGATGTTGACATGTACTCAAACGGCATATCACAAGAGTGTATAGAGTGGTGCCAGGCCTATTGCAAGAGCAAATGGGGTTGGTGGTTTGAACAGACAGACCTTTACGACCCTATGCGTCACAACTGGGAGGAACAAAACAGTTACATGAGTTTCGAGGACAACAAAGAAGCAACAGCATTCTTCCTGGCGATAGGAATGGCAAACAGTGGCAACAAATAGGGATAATTAATAGTATGGCACCATTTGAAATAACAGAAGAAGCAAAGCAACAGATCGAGAGACTGTTAGAAAAGAATCCGGACAAGTACGCAGTGAGCCTAGCAGTGCTGGGTGGCGGCTGTGCAGGATTCAAATACGACTGGGGTTTCGCAGATACAAAAGAAGCTGTGGGCACTGGCGATCACATAGAAGACTGGCACACAGGTAGATTCGTTGTGGACGAGACTTCCATGATGTATGTCATAGGAACAAAGATCGACTGGGTTGAAGAAACGTTCGGTTCACAGTTTGAGATAAGCAATCCCAACTCAACAGCATCCTGTGGATGTGGTGAGAGCTTCGGTGTCTAATGGACACAGCATTCGTAATAGGCAATGGTGAAAGTCGAAAAATATTTGGAGACCTACAACGTTTAAAAAAAGTAGGAACAGTATATGGTTGCAATGCGATCTATAGAGATAATCCCACCCTATGTGATAAAATTTTTGCCGTCAACGAAGAAATGTATGATGAATTAGTAGAGGCTAAAAAAAGCAATAAATTTACTTCACAACTTGTTGGACCAAACGAGTTTAGTGATTGGAATTATATTCTTCCAGGTGATCAAATGTCTGACGTACCTGATAAACTTAAAATTTACAGGTTATGGCAAGGTGGTGGCAAAGGTATTATCAAAGCACGAGATTTTTCATTAAACAAAGGTTCTGGATGTACGGCTGTGCTAGGTGCCGCCGAGGATAATTTTAAACATATATTCATACTTGGGTTTGACATACTTGGTGCCAAACAATGGGAATATGAGGATTCAAAGCACAGTCGAGAACAGAATAACATTTATAAAAATACAATAAACTATCCAGACAGAATGAACATGAAAGCATATATGAAGTACGAATGGATGTACCATCTCACTCAAATTGCTCGTCGTTTTCCAGATACTCAATTTTACTTTATAAATCGTAGAGAATATATCAACGATAATTTTTTCTTGCCACATTATATGAAATATGCTAATGGAAATTTTCAAGCGGCTTCTTACGCCGAACTACAGAAGTTTATAGATAAACCTCAGGTATCTACTATTGATGAATTTAAGTGGATTATAAAATTTACAAAATCATAGTAGAACTAGCATCCATAGAATATATCTTCCTCATTTTAACACCAATTTTCTGTGCGTACTTTTTGGTATCACAGTAGGAACACACGTGTTTGTAATCGTTTGAAGCTCTAGCAGGATCTACCTTGCTTCTTGACCTTAAAAACTCCACACCACAGCAATCACACTTGAATTTATAAACAGTTTTTTTCCTTTTGAACGTGTGATATGTGCCAAGTTTGCTTTTACGTTTGTGCAGGTGGATTATTTTCAATGTTTCTAGGAGCATAATACTTCTAATTTATTTAATAAATACTTATAAATTACTATGGCTCGATTAACAATTGATTTAGGAACAAGCGGAAATACCGCAACAGGTGACTCGGTAAGAGGTGCTTTCACAAAAGTGAACAGCAATTTTGCGGAAATGATGTCCGGCAACCTTTCATTATCCGGAAATTCACTAGTGAGTGTTGATACAAACGGCAACATCATACTGGATCCAAACGGTACAGGACAGGTTCAGGTCAATGCAGACAGACTTGTGATCACAACAACCAAGACTGCAACCGGAATAGGAAGTGTTGGTGATGTGGCAGGTTCAATCAGTTGGGACGCAACAAATTTATATGTATGCACAGCCAACTATGATGGCTCGACCACTATTTGGAAAAAAATCACACTAGCGAGTATATAAAATGGCCAGAGAAACAATCAACATAGGTATAGTAGCAAATGACGGCACAGGTGATACTTTCAGGATTGCCGGACAGAAAGTAAATGAGAACTTTGAAGAGCTATACTTAGAGACTGCTGTTGACTCTAACATAAGGTTATCCGGAAACAACATAACATCAGTGTCAACAAATGGGAACATAAATTTAGCACCAAGCGGAACAGGACAAGTAGTTTTGTCTAGTTTAAAAATTGATGACAATATTAAAATTATTGACAACACAATTAAAACAACTGTATCAAATGCTGATCTCGAACTCGATGCGTCAGGTACAGGAAGTATTATCATAGATCAATTAAAATTTACACACAATAAGATAGTCAATACCAACTCTTCAAACAATATAAACTTAACACCAAATGGAACAGGTATAATTAAAATCAACGGATTTAACATACCAGGTACTGATGCTCCTGACAATTATCTTTTAACGACAGACGGATCCAAAGACCTTGCATGGGTCTTACCGGATATAATTACAGCCTTGTCAGATATATCAGACGGTACTGTTACTTTAAATAGTAGTGCAGAAGCAACTGTTAATGAATTTGATGTTACTCAGTATAGGTCGGGGAAATACTTTATAAGTGTTTCTGACAGCACAAATAGTAGATTTGAATTTGTAACAGTTAACATGATACACGACGGAACGAATGCTTATGTCAGTTCAGCTGGCAGTGTAAATAGTTTTGGTCTACCATTATTAACTTTTTCGGCAGATGTCAGCGGCGGAAATGCTAGATTGAGAGCTGTTCCAGTCAGTAACGATGCACACGTGATTAAATTTGTAAGGATATTAAAGGAAGTATAATGACAAGATTAATTATTGACATAGGTTCTAATGCCAATGATGGTACAGGTGATACACTTCGTGCCGCAATGGAAAAAATTAATACTAACTTTGTTGAACTCTATAATGAAACTGCTGTTGATTCTGGCATAACCATTAGTGGTAATAATATATCGGCAAACAGAACCAATGACGATATAAAATTGATAGCTTCAGGAACCGGCGATGTTACAGCAAATAAAATACTAATAGACAGCAACATACAGATAAGCGATAACAAAATAACAACTACAGTTACTAATAGCAATCTCGAACTGGATGCGGCAGGCACAGGGTCAGTGTCTATTGATTCTATATCGTTCAAAGACAACACAATTTCTACAAATATCTCAAATGCCAATTTAGAACTAGGCGGTAACGGCTCAGGAACAGTGGAAGTAAATGGTTTTGCTTTTCCTACAACGGATGGCTCATCAGGACAATTCCTTAAAACCAACGGAAGCGGAGTATTAAGTTTTGCCACAGCAGGAGTCAGTTTAGATCATAGTAATATACTAGATGGCACAGCGACCGTTGCCACATCAACGACATCTAATATTGATACGTTTGATAAAACTCTATACAGGAGTGCCAAATACTTTATATCTGCAACAGATACCACAAACGGTAGGTATGAGACAGTAGAAGCCAATGTAACACACAACGGAACCACAGCATACGTCAGTACATTTGGATCTGTGTCTAGTTATACTGATAGTTTAGGAGTCTACACTGCGGACATAGACGGTGACAACGTAAGGATTAGAGTAACACCTATATCCAACAATTCTACAGTTTTTAAATTTGTAAAAATACTAATGGATGTGTAATATTTTACATTCGGTTTATAGAATTACAGATAAATATCAGCAACAAAAAGGAATTTAAAAATGGCTAAACAATCAATCAACATAGGATCCAGTGCAAACGACGGTACAGGAGATCCATTAAGATCAGCATTTGACAAGATCAACGATAACTTTACAGAATTATACGGAACAACGGCCGAGGCCAATGACCTAATAGAAGACGCAACTCCTCAACTGGGTGGAGATCTAGACATAAACGGATTTAATATTACATCAGCTGTATCAAATGTAAATATTAGAGTTATTCCAAACGGAACAGGTACAGTTGAGCTTGAAGGAAACACAAATGTAACTGGAATACTAACAGTTTCTGGTACACAGACATTTACAGGTGCAACAACTTTATCAACAAGTTTAGCATTGGCCTCAGGTGCAACTGTCACAGGCATAGACAACGGTGCATTGGGCACAAGTGCAACACTGTTGGCCACACAGGGTGCAATCAAGACTTACGTTGACGCACAGGTGACGGCAAGTGACCTAGATTTCACGGCAGACGATTCAACAACAAATTCTATTGACCTAGATTCAGAAGTGATGCAGTTCTCAGGTGGGACAGGAATCACAACATCAGCAGTAAACAACACAGTGACAACGGCCATAGACGGCACTGTTGTGACATTGACCGGATCGCAGACACTTACAAATAAAATATTGACCAACCCAACAATAAATGCGGCCACGATGACTGGAAACATTACTGTTGACAATTTAATACTCAACGATAGCACAATAAGTTCTAGTTCAAATGCAAACATCAATATTTCCCCAGGCGGAACTGGAAACGTTATATTAGGTGCTGTTAAAGTAAATGGAACTACTATTTCATCAGATGATTCTACATTAATTACATTGGCTGAAAATGTTAATGTAACAGGAACTCTTACTACAAACGATGTAACAATAACAGGACAAGTTGTTGTCACTGGAACACTACAAACAGACAGTGTGCTATTAAAAGATAATAAGATTACATCGGCTAACACCAATGACAATTTAGAAATTGATGCCGCTGGAACAGGTATTATAGATATACAAAAGGCAATGACCACAATTGGTCAAACAATTACAGGATCAGTAGGAATCACAGGTGATCTTGGTGTTGACAATATTAATATTAACGCCAACACAATAATATCAACAAATACCAATGGTGGTATTAACATTACTCCAAACGGAACTGGAACTATAACTTTAGGTGGTAACATTGTTGCTGTAACAAACGAACTTGCCGCAACAGATGTTGCTGTTGGTTCAGAACTTATACTAGGAGCATCTGCATCAATTCAACAATCTGCTACAAACTCTGATCTAATTTTAGGTACACAGGGTTCAGGTACAGTTAGAATTAACAATCCACAAACACAGACAACTGTGGGATCGGCAGGTGGTGCGACGGCTATTCCGGCACAGCCAACAGGATACCTTAAATTAAACCTAGGTGGTACTGTGTTTGCTATACCGTATTACGCGGCTAGTTAATAATCACTTAATTCACTATAAATACCATTGGAAGTAATAAACAATGGCAAATGTAAAGTGGTCTACTACAACAGGATCTTTGGGTGTAATCAACGAGCGTGAATTCTATTCTAATCAGTTAGAAGCAAACACATCGGACAGCACTAGTTTGACTTACTTGCACATTGCAGGAACCCTACCTCCCGGTATACAACTTACTTCTACAGGATTACTACAAGGCACTCCGTTTGAAGTTTCAACTCGAAGTTTATACGATTTTGTTATTCGTGCTTCGGACGGAACGGTTATAGCCGACAGATTTTTTTCTTTACAAATACAAGGGGCAGATCTACCTATTTTTGGAACACCTAGTGGGCAGTTAGATTTTGCCGACACATCATTAAAAACTGCTGACTCCGAAATACTACTTGCTGATAATACAATCGTTACAGCAGACACTTCAAGAGACCTTGTTGTTATAGACGGCAGTTATGTAGAATATCAAATTACAGCGACCGATACTGATACAGCCACAGGCCAGACCCTTGTCTATGATGTTGCTTCAGGTAAATTACCTCCAGGTGTTACTATTTCTCCAACTGGGTTAATTTCTGGTGTAATACGTCTTACTGACGATGAAAAATTTGGTGAAGTTGGCGGTTATGACAATGTATATGACTACGATGATGTTCCTTATGATCCTACAACAAGATCAAAATCTAGATCACAGAATTATGAATTTATAGTAAGAGTTTCCGACGGGGCTAGTAGTATCACACAAATAAACAATATTTTTGTTTATACTGCAGATTATTTTAGAGTAGATAACTCAATAATAACTGTTGATCAAACTGTACAAGACGGATATTCTTTAACCATGAGTTTGAGTGGAAACAGAAAACCTATATTCTCAACAGAATCAGCTCTCGGAACATTCAAACACGATAACAATGTAGTAATTAAAATTGATGTAGAGGACTTTGACAAATTACAGGGAGATCTAGAATATTCTATAGTTAGTGGTAGTATTCCCAACGGACTGAGTATAGATACAAGCACAGGAGAAATTGCTGGAACTTTATCTAGACAAGCGGCCGTTGAAACCAATTACACGTTTACGATAAGAGCAACACGAACTCCATATCCTGGTGTTTCTGTATTTGCTGACAAACAGTTTACAATGACTGTTATAGGAGAAATTGAAGTAGGAATAAGTTTTGTTACATCAGCAACTCTCGGAACAGTGACAGCAGGCATACCTAGTTTGTTATCAATTGAAGCACAAGCGGCAGAAGCCAACCGTGTATTAGAATATAATATTATTTCTGGCTCATTGCCTACAGGATTAAGTTTAAGTAGAGCAGGAAATATAATTGGAAATGTAGATCTAACAGAATTCACAACAGTCGACATAAATGAAGTTACATTTGACACAAACTCTTTGAGTTTTGACAGAGAATATACCTTTTCAGTAACAGCAAACGATCAATATCAAAGCACCGCCGCTACAAAAGAATTTACCCTTAAAGTTAGTCTACCATACGGGGTTGAATATGGTAATATGTATGCACAGGGATTGATTAATAATAAAGAAAATAGTTTAAGTGATCGAGATTTATTCTTTCAAATTGCCCAGGATCCGAATATAAACAAAGAAGAATTTATTTTTAGACCCGAAGATAATAATTTTGGAATAAAAAACACTGCCGAAATGCTGTTGATATCTGGACTACAACAGCAAACTTTAAAAACATTACAGGAACAAATGGAAAAAAATCATTCACCAAAAAAATTATACTTTGGTGATGTAAAAACAGCAGTTGCTAAAGAAAATGGAAATACAAAGTACGAAGTAGTTTATATAGAAATGCAAGACCAGTTTGT